ATTATATTCAACATAAAATGTTAGTTAAAGTTCACGAACGTCATGACCTAGCTTCTGCCACTGTGAAGAAGTATCGTGAGTGTGTAACTGAGAATTGTTGCAAAATGTTTTTAGGCTTGGCAGCTTTGTACGCTGTTATCAAGATTTATCGAACTACACGCAATATGTTGCATACAGAACCGCAAGGTAATTTAGAACCAAAGAATGACGCAGATCTTGCAATGAGAGACAGTGAGACCAATGTCTGGGCTCAGGTTGAAAAACGACCGTTGCCCATATGTGAGGCTCATAAGACTATAACCATGGATCAATTGAATTCTAAGATAGATAAGAATTTGTTCTATGCTGAGGCACATATGAAAGATGGTAATTATATGGTCGATGTACTTGCTGTACAATCTAATGTTGTGTTGATACCAGACCACTATTTTGCGCATCAGGATGAATTTCGTATAACGTTATTTAAAGATAAGCACAAGAAATGTGGTGGTAGATTCAAAACTATAGTTAGCAAAGAATACTCTGTACGCATTAACGGTTCAGATATGCGGTTATGTTACACACCTAATGGTGGTTCTTTTGAAGATATTTCTGACTATTTCCCGAGTGGATATGAGTTTGACCCAGTGTTGTTTGATATGCACTATCGAGATAACGAGGGTAAAATAATAGTATCCAAAGGGAAAGGTCAACCGGGTTTGTTCAGCAATGGACATTGTGAATCCCAGGGTGTTAAATACGAAAATTTGAGTATTAACACTTTTAAGGGTCTGTGTGGGGCTGTTCTCATAGCAGACGCACGCTTCCCATTTATAGTTGGAATTCACGTCGGGGGAGAAACTGACAAACCTCGAGGCAATGCAGTAACAATTAGTAAGGAAGATTACAAATTTGCATTGTCACAAGTGCGTAAATTACCAGGTGTTTTAGTAACTGGTAGTGCTACTGCCTTCAGAAAGGTTCAAATGGGGATTAATATAATGAAAGATGAACCTCTTCATTATAAGAGTCCTTTAAACTATATCGCAGAAGGAAAGAATGCTATTACGTACTATGGCTCTTGTCTAGGAGCCTCTACAACCAAACCGCAAGTGAAGCAATCCAAAATTTCACGTACAGTCACAAAGATTTGTGGTGTAGAAAATATTTGGGGTGCACCAAAATTGAATCCAACTTGGTTTGGATGGCAGAAGGCTTTGAATTCAATCAGTGAACCAGCGGATCCATATCCACCAAGTTTATTGAAGAAAGCAATTCTAGACTACAAGCGCCCTCTATTAGAA